AAGCCTAGATAGGCATATTGCTTCTCTTTGATCTAATGCTAATCGGACATATTCTCTTGGAGTAATGGCATCTATTGAGCCACTATCTGCACTAGCCATAGGTATAGATAGAGATATCCCAATAGCGAAGGCTACCCCCCGGGCTAACCGCAGGCGGCCCGGTGTGAGCCCTTTGTGGGCTCTAGCCTGTAGAGTACCAGGCCTGTCAAATACAAATCTAAAAGTGCTGGTCAGAACGGCGTTTCTTAAGTTACTGGTCAGTAGAGTAAAAGCCACTACCTTTAAATTGGATGTTAGGTACTGAGTAAATCTTCTGCATATGACTATGGCAAAACGCGCATATAACTGTATGTGGTTCATGGATTGATAACTCCTTCTCGTAGCGCAAGTTAGCCTCGCACTCCTCGTTGGTACATTCAAATTCATAGATTGGCATTAGCACACGTCCGACATGGGACATCCTTTATCTTCCAGGAGCCGCATTGTGCGCATCTCTCAGGCTCTAATTCTACAGAATCTTTCTGTATTTCGCCGTAACCTGCTCTTAAAAGTAATTGCACCAGGTCGCCAAATGACATAAACGCAAGATATTCAGGAACGGCTTCCTGGGAATCTCCTTGTCCGTTCATTCTCACACACACGAGAGATAACTCCCCCGTCTTCTCCGTGCGCTTCTTGACCTGGCGCAACCACTCCATCGGGCTAAATTGAGACCTACTCTTAATCTCAATGTCCACCGGGATATTCACGATGTCTTTGCCCATACCGCGACCGACTGTAGCACCTGGCCACCACTGCGAAAGGTATTCACTGACGACCCGTTCAGTCTTAAATCCGCGATATTTTCTGCTCTGAGACATAGATTAGGTTATGCCTTACCCGCAGAATTTATTGTGTGACACTTTTCGCATGTCCACTCTTGTTTTTGGTAACGGTCTTTAATCTGTACTGCGCTGGGAAATTGATTACACAATTGACAGATTAACTTATAGCCTAATTCTTCCAACACTTCTGCGTTGGCTCTTAAATTGGCTTCTTGCTCTGGGCTTGGAAATGTTTCCCACTCCCCATCCTGGTTAAGAAACTGTAAGTGTCCCATTATCGTTTCACCTGTGGCTTCCAACTACCGTCTGCGCTTATCTCGTACCAGATAGGGTCGCATGGCTCATCTGTAAAGTTTTGTCGAGAGACATTACATTTCCAGTGTCCCCATGGCTTACCGGCTTTACTTGTCCCAGTCTTCCATATTCGGGCTCCATGGATGCAACTCTCGTCCACCGCTGTGGCACCCAGGATAGACTTCACCGTCTCTACTGCGTTCTCCATAGTAGAAACGGGTGACGCAGATGCAACTGTCCATGGGTCTTCTTCCTTTGGCACTGGAATATATTCTGTAGCAGTCTGGGCCATCTTAGCCTTTACTTGGTCAATTTCAGCCTTTACCTTAGATACTTCTTCCATGCTTTCACGGGTTGCAGTTTTCTTTGACCCTTTAAGAAGTATAATCGCCCTTCCTAAAGCGGAAGTCGCAGTATCTTCTACATAATAACGAGCCATATTTCTGTTATATAAATCCCTAACCCCATGAGCAATATTAGTAACTGCCGCATAAGAATCCTGGGAATCTCGATATAACTCTGCCCTCACTCGAATAAAACCTTTATCTGGGTCATGAAACTCTGTTATTAATGCTGACCTTCCCATTGGGTAGTTTTCAATAAACCATCGATTAAGCGTTGCTACATCTTCATAATCCGATAAATCATACATAGAGTTCGTTCTCCTCAGTTCTTAGTTGTCCTGATATAGCAAAGTACGCTGCTCCGTCGATGTAATTATCGACCTTTGTAGTTTCCATGCTTCTTGCGATTTTGACCAACGCCAGACACATAGCCACCTGGTAGTCAGTAACCGGCATTTCGAGGTATGCAGACCATAAGCGTGAGGTTCTAGACATAGTGTCTGTCGGGTGTCCATAGTCCATTCCACGGTCTTGAATAACTGCTCTTGCTTCGCTAAGCTAATCACCGGCGTTCATCCGTTAACTCTCTGAAATTCTTCAATACGGCCTTCGATTTTTCCTTCATTTTTGCCATGGGTGTAAAAGATAACTGCAACTAGCCCATGTGATGCTAAAAGGATTAACTGTAAAACTGTCATTCGTCTCCCTTTGGCTGGAATTTCCAACCTCTTAAGAGAACCTTACAACGGTAGTTCTACATCGACCAGCATATTTTGATAACAAAATGGTAACAATTCTGTGGTGTCTACCTGGTCATCGATTGTGCGCTTGATATCAATATTCAAATCATCCATAACGCTTTCCCTGGTAAATGAACGACCCGTCTTTGGGGTCAATAGGGATTAATTCCGGCGTAAAGCGCTTGTCATGTAAAGTTCCTACAACAAAGCCCATCTGCCAGTTGGCATAACCTTTCGTATAGCCCATACCGGGACTAGAAAGGTCTACTAGGTTTCCTACCTCGACGCCCCATACAATACGCCCGTATCGGCCGCCAGAGGCCTCAGAATGGGCAGATAAACCCAGTCTGTGCGTGTGACCCGAGACGATTGACTTACCCATGCGCATAGCGCCGTTTAAAGCCGTTTGGCCCGGTTTGTTAGATAGCGGAAAAGCGTCTCCGTGGCATGTGTGCCATCCTGGAGCAAAGTCGAAACCATTGGGATGGTAGCGAATACCGGCCTTGTCATACCCCATGAATTTGTCGTAGCGTAATTCTGGTAAGTTCATAAAAGCAGGTAATCTGCGAGACAAAGACTTATATACGCGAGCGCCATGGTTAGAGCCGACGACGTCTGTAACTCCAAGATACTCGAGAATTTCTAAAGTTAGTTTTCGGTCTTCGTCAATATTGCCTTCTACTTCTTGCCAAGGTTGGGCAAAGCCCCCGAGTTGAGGTAGGTCAATTTCATCGCCAATACAAATGGTTTGGTGAGGCTTGTAGGCCTTAAGAAACTTTCCTAGATTTTTGACTGCCGCTTCATGAAAAAAAGGTGCTTGAATATCTGAAACCCAAGCAATTCTTTTTATAGCCATTTAGTCCTCTTCGTCGTCCTCGTAGGGTAAGTTATCGATTTTGTTAGGGATAGATGGAAGAATCCAGTCTGGATAAGATTCACGGTCTAGTAAAAGCCAGAAAGCCATATCGGTGGAGAAACCGGCGCGGCGAAGGCTGGTGTAATAGACGTGCATACCAATACAGTAAGCGTCTAGCGCGGAATACGTATCTAGGTCTATGACCTTTTTCTTAGCCATAGGATAAGTGTTACTTACGTAGCATCTCTAAGATTGTATCGACACGCACTTCTAGTCGAGATACCTGGTCTTTAATGCTTGAGCCTGAGTTGGGCTTTAGTTCCGATAGATAATGCTTAATCATAAACTGGACGTAAGCCGCGACCCCGCCAAGGATTGAGATTATGGCGACGCCAAAGGCGGCCAAGTCCACTGCGCTCATTTCTTAGGAGTCGCGTACCCGAATACGCCTGCGACAACTGCGCCCAAGATTGAGCGATAGTTGAGTTCAAAATTAGAAGTCGTTCCCCATACTGCAAGAAAGGCTCCTACTGCTACTAGTACTGGGTGCTTCATGTTCATAGTTTTCCGCCTAACGCTGGGATATTAAAAAACGAACTATCTGTATCGCCTTTTGAAGTGAAAGAAATATGGCAGTGATGGTTATGAGGATTGACTCCCGAATACTTTCGCCAGCGCCAACCCATGCGAGGCGATGCGATGCGACCGCTGAAGATGACGTAGGCCACACGCTTGTCCCCGGCTTTGGCGCAGAGTCGAATCTGGTCAGCAATATTAGGCATGAGGTCTGGTTTTGCTTTACCAGATACATCTCGGTCAATATCGATTGCCCTAACGATGCCGCTATCAGCGCTTGGAATATGGTCCGATTTACCACCTGCAACATGTCGAGCATCTGCGACCCACCCGTCGCTGGTTCTATCTCGGTCTGGAAAACTATCATCGAACTGTTCGCGTAGTTGTTGACCTGCTTTGCATAACTTAGGCTTCATCCGAGTAGCAGTTTTGCTTCTTCTTCTGTAATACCTAAGCGCTCAAGAAGTGCGGCCTTATTTTTTGCAAGATTTGCAGCCGCTTCCGCTTCAGCCTGGCGTAGAGTTTCTGAGGCGATTACTTCTTCTTCAGTTGGAGTTAATACTCTGTTATCCCACTCTGCATCTGTAAGTTCGACTGCCCCTTCTGGAAGTTCAGTAACCGTATCGTCATTTGCCCAAAGAATAGCAATTCCTTCTGCGTCATAAATTACGTATTTCATTTAATTACTCTTTCTCGATGGTGAGCGTGGAATATACTTCGGTAGGAGCGCTTGCGCTATTAACGGCGCGACCAAGCCCAAAAGTACCGACGGAACCGCCTCGTAGAACTTGTCTTAACTCGAAAACTTTTGTACCTGTAATTGTTATTCGTCCGTCGACATAACATCTTAAAGTGTTAGAACCGTCGCCAAACTCACTAGAGCCATAAATTGCGATGGCTGAATCGGTAACATTGTATAAATATGCTTTAGCCTCGTTCGGAACATAAAAAGGAGCCCCGCCTGTAATTCTGTAAGTTCCAGCTGGTAAAGTAATTTGATTAGAAGCTAAACTAGCTCCGCTGATTGTATTAGCGACTACGGTGTTTAGTGTTCGTGTATTAACTCCCTGTATGGAAGTTCCAGCGTGGGTATCTTGCGCTTTCTGGTCTTGAACTAACAGAATAGTAGTTCCGCCACTTGCAGGAATAGCCCATGCGAGACCTGTTGCCGCTGTGGAGTCTGCGGTGAGAACCTGTCCATTTGTACCGACTGTTAATGTTGCAGGAGTACCAGCCGAAAATGCCGATATTAAAGCGCCCTTCGCTGTTAATTGAGTATTCTGGATAGCATTTGAGTCATCTTGTGCTACCCATGAAAAATCAAGGTCTGTACCTGAGGCCTTCGCTAAAACTTGTCCTGTAGTGCCACCCTTTAGGTCGACCAGAGCAGTGTCAATATCTTGACCGAGTGCAGCGATGGCAGTAGCGCCATCCTTTACTAAGTCGGTTGACTGAGGAATATCCCAGCCAAAGTTGGTTGTGGTTGTTGCCATTAGGCTACGACTCCTATCGCGTTGTTCCATGTAAGTGTCGGACTTAGGGTGTTCCAAGTCTCAGATGCGTTTACCTGCTCCCATTTTACAGTAACTTGGGAGAAGTTTATCGGTGTGGCGTTAAATGTCACGCTCAGGTTATTAAGGCTTGCTCGGAATGTCCAACCCTCGATGTAACCCTGGAATGAGCCATCAGTGATATTGCCCGGAAGATTCTGAATCCAGACTGGCTGACCCATAAAGATATTAAGTAAAGCGTCTCTATCTGCATTGTCGATTTCTGGGTTACCTAGTGTAAAGGTAATGGCTTGGAACTTAGGATAAGGGTTAGCCCGAAGGTCAATATATCTATCAGCAAGGCTAGCAGCATCCCCAGCATTTTTAATTCTAGAGGTAAAGGATTCGCCATAAACACCGTAGGCTGCTTGGCTATCGGTGTCCTCGGCTGTGTAACTGCCGCTGCCGCTTGTTCCGTAAGTCAACTGATAATAGTTTCTTAAATCACCTGCTCGAGTTGTTGCCGCTAAACCGATGCCATTAGCGTGATTTGCATCCAAAGTGGTATAGCCATTGGCTGCTAAGTAATCCTGTCTATGGGTTGAGTCTGCATAGCCTATATTTCCATTAGCGTCTTCATATAAATATCCAAAAGCCGAGTTAGCAATTTCAGAACAGATTGAATAAAGGTCTGTAGGAGATGAAGAACGGGCTATCATCTCGTAGTCACCTGGTCGGTCAATTTCTCCTAACCCGATGTTTACTGCGTTAGCCCAGGTTTCAGTTGGGTTGTAAGTGGCCCAAGTTTCTGAGGCTGCCACGTCATTCCATGAGCCTAAAAGGTACTGCGAAAGCAGGGTGTAAATCTGGTCGCCGTCCTGGTCAGTGGAAAGTATTGCGTTATCAATAATCTTTGGAAGTTTAGATAAAGCGCCAAGAGCGGTAATAGTGCAGGCGGTTGTATATCCTAGGCTTCCTGCTTTATTTACTGAAATTGTAAAATCTGAGATTCTGCCGCCAAAAATAGGCACATAAATCCCAGACGAATTAGTTACCTCGACTGTGATTGAGGTTCCGACAGTAAAGTTGTAACTTGAATTATTAAAGTTAATTAACTGTAATTGGCAATATCCTGCGACTGGTTGTTCGTAGATATCGGTACGGCCAGAAGTAATAGTCAGGTTTGCGATTGTTACATCGGTAATTTCAACGCTATTAACTAAGACCTTATAAGTAGGAGTCCAGGCTGTCATACAAAGACTAGCCCTGAACCGCCCAAAGTTCCTCGGGCTGACGAATCGTTAAGAAGTCCGACTATCTGACGAGCGGTAGACTCAGGGTCAATAGCACCATTAACGGTAATACTTGTGGTTCTACCCTGGGCAAACGCTCTTAACCGAGCATCTGAATCCATAATTTCGGCTGACAACGCTGGCGCTGCACTTTGAGATGAAGTAGAAAATGAGGCGTTTGAAAATGATGCTGACCCGCCGGTAGATGCTCCAAAGAAGTTTCCTACCGCTGAACCTGCTCCTTTAATTGCGTCAATAATGCCTTTGACTGAATTGTAAATCTTGGTAAGAGTGTTAACGAAAGTGGCAAAAGTATCAATGACGCCAGCAATAATATCTCCCAAAACACTGAAAGCCGCACCAAGGGTTTTACCGATAATTGGCGCAAGATAGTCTTTTGCAAAGTTATAGATAACCTTCATAAAATTAAAGAAAGGCTGAAGTTCTTCATTATTTTCTGCTAGTGAATCTTTGACTGAATTAAAAGCAGAACGTAGTCCCTCTAGAACTGGTCTAAAGATTCTAATAACTGGCGCTAGGTTCTCGCTTAAGTTGTCTGCAAAATCTTGAATGGCAGGGATAAGGCGCATAACCAAAAGTTCTACCATAGGGGTAATTGCTGTCAGGATGTAAGACCCGACGGTCTCCTTGCCTTCGTCGAACGCTATCTGAAGGCGGGTTAACTTACCCTGAAATGTGTCTGCCTTCGTTGAAGCCTGGTTTTCAAAAGTGTCTGCAAGTTGGGCCGTAATCTGGTCCATGCTCATGGTCTTTAATTGAGCCGAAGATAAACCGATACCTAACTTAGCGAGTGCGGCTGTATTACCTTCAGCGGCCTTAGCCATGGCGTTAGTAACTGCCTCGAGCGATTTACCGCTGCCGGCTGCCACGTCTATGGCTACAGTCTGTAACTTCTGAGCCTTAGCAAGGTCTCCAGTGGCTCGTGAGAGGCGTTCTAAGGATGGTCTTAAATCATCGTCGGTAACGCCAAAGGCTAAGGATGTTTTAGTTATGTAATCTTCAGTGGCTGCTATCTGGTCTTCAGTAGCGCCCGTTACGTTTTTAAGAGTAAGCGCTAACTTTTCTTGAGCGGCGGCGTCTGCGATTGCAGACTTAACTCCATCGATTGCAAGTTTGCCTGCGTACGCAACGGCGGCTGCACCGGCGGCTGCAAAAGCCAAGCCAGCCTTTTTCCCAAAATCCGAAACTTTGTCGCCAAAAGACGATACATCTTTGTCCGCCTTATCTAAATTCTTTGTGAAGTTATCGACGTCAGCAAGGAGTTTGAGCGTTAACGCTCTAGTACCTGTAGCCATTAGCCCCACTCCTTCAAAATCTTAGTAAATGATTCAGTCCATCTAGCAACTATCTGCGGTTGAATCTTTCGCAGTGTTGGATAAATAAACCATCCCTTAGAGCCACGACCTTGGCGGCCTGACCATACAGGGAATTGCTTATACTTATTAGAACCGAACTCCGAGCCGCCCCAGATGTCTCGAGTAGTTGCACCACCTGAGAACTTCTGGGAAGCGAACCCGTAAGTTATCTCGCCTATGCGGCTTGACTTCTTAACCCTTGACCCTTGAGCAATACGTCCCGCGACTTTACTGCTCTGTAGGCTTCCGGCTGTCTGGATAACTTCATCTCTAGCAAACTCGGCAAGAGCGCCTGACTGGCGCTTGGCTTCCTCGTTGGCTTCTTCACCCATATTCTTTAGGGCCTTAAATACTTGACGAAGTTCCGTCTTATCGAAGGCGATTACTTCATCTGCCACGATTACGCTCCTCTAGTATTTCAACTGCCGTAAGAATATCCTCGGCGCTTTGCCAATGTCCCATAGGGATGTGTGTGGCTAGTGCCAGTTCAACTAAGAGTCGGCTTACGCTTCCTCTTGGATGACTTTTGGGTCTCCTTCACCTACTTCGACATCTGCGACCGATTCCATCCAGACATCCAGTGTCTTGGTTGGCTTGCCGCCTGCTTCACGCTTCATCGCTGAGTGTGCTACATAAAGAATGTCCCACATGCCGCCGAACTGAGAAATAACCTTTTTAGTTGTCATCTCCCACTTGGCGTAATCAGGCGGGCGAACCAGGTAAGTGGTTTCGGTTCCGTCTACATATTTAATTGTTATCTGCTGCTGCATTGTGTGCTCCCGTTTCTACTGTTTAGGAGAAAGTCTCTGTGACAGTTCCGTTTGCTACTTTGAAAGTAAAGTCTACAGTCTGTGCGTCTGTTCCAGCGCCTCCTGCTGTTGGGAATTCAGGAAGAATTGGGAACACGAACTGAGCGCCTGTAGCGGCAGTAAGAGTTACTGAAATTGTTGTATCTGGCGCTTCGGCTGCGGCCCATAGAGCCTCACATACTGAAGAAGTCTTACCCCAGTCCGCGAGCATTGAAAGCGCAAAAGACGCCTCAGTATTCGTGGTTTTGTAGGCCTCGCCGTCTAGGGTCTGGAATGTTTCACGAAGGTTTGTCTTTGTTAGGACTGCTGAAAGTGCCTGAGCCTCGATATCTGTTCCACCTGTGAAAGATAGAGAAATATCGCGACCTGTGATTACTGTGGTTGCCATTATTTATCCTTAGTTAGTTTGTGTGTAGTAGGTAGAAACTCTGATATCTGCCACCAAGACATTGGAAGGCCCGACCTGAGTTACTGTTGGTTTTTCAACCGCTCCGACTGTGTATCCCACTGGGATAACCTTCAGAACGCTTATTACGAGTTGCTCGAGATTATCGAGCGAAGCCGGATTGCTGTTATATGCAACCGCGACTGAAATGACTAGGTTAATTTTGATGTGGAGCGTCGACTTGTTAATAGTCTCTAATTCAAGGTAAGGAGAATCTGGGACTGTTACCACGAATGGCACCATAGGCGCTTCTGGTACATAGGCATAGACATTGCCTGCAACGCTGGCGAAGGCTGTAGCTAGTGGCTGGCGTACTGTGTCTAGGATTGTTGAAGCAGGCATTATTGCACCATTGAATCGGTGTCGATGTATGCCCCTAAGAGTCCTGATACGCGATTAAAGAGACTGCGGCCTAAGCGATAAGGCGAGACATTAGTAAAGTCGATTCCCTCGATCTGTCCACCAGGAGCGATGCGAGATTGAAATACTTCTACTGAGACTGCTAGAACTGCTGACTCTACTGCGCTGACTCCCACATAAGTAGAAGCGCCTGAAAGAGTAGCCAAGCCTGAAGGAATGACCTGCTTAGGAGCGATATCTGCGTTAGTAATTGCTACTGTAAAGAGATCGTCATAAGAATCTGAGATTGTGAAAGTTCCGTTAAATGGGGAGCCGCATCCGGTGATGACCACGCTCTGACCCGCTGAGAAATCGTTCTGTCCGACTGTTCTGTAAATCGCTACATTCGCTTCGAGTTCTACTTCATCAATGGAATTAGCGTACTTAACTAGCATAGGCAAGATAACTGCCTCAGCTGTATCGATTACATCTGTTAAATAAGCATCGCTATAAAGGGATGTAGAGACACCAAGAATAGACCTTAGTTCTGCAACTGTAACTATTGAAGCCATCTCTACATCCTCTCTATACGACTGGGGGAGCCACCGGGAGCAGCAGCCCCCCCATGATTAGTTATTTACTAGGCAACCATGTAACGGTATGCGCCAGCGCCGATCTTGGTAGCGATTGCACCATAACCGTAGTATCCAACTTGAACCTGACCTGTTGAGATGAGGTTTGTCTGGAGTGAGAGGCGTGGGCTCTCGTACCATGTGTAAGCATCTGGGTTAACGATAATCATTGAGTTATCGCCTGTACCTGAGAGGTTACGAGCTACGCGAAGGTTTAGACCGAGAAGGTTTCCGCGAACTGCTGTTGCAGTAAGTGTTCCGCCTGCGTTCTGTGGGTTGATTGTCTGCTGGAAGATTGGGCGATTTGAAGAATCGACCAAGCCCATGAGTACGCCCCATTGGTCTGGAGATACAGCGATGTTAGTCGCGAATCCAAGTGTGTTTGAGTAGATTGAAACTGCAGCATCTGCAACGAAGTCAGCAGCTAGTGCGCCTGTTGTAAGTGTGCGGTTTCCGCCGTCAGTTCCACCAGCAATAAGTGCTGATCCAACTGCTGCATCTGTTGCCTTAGCGTATGCGTATTCCATCTGGCGTACGAGTTCAGCGAAGAATGCTGGTGATGAGCGATCTAGAAGCTCGAGGCTGAATGTCTGTTGCCCGATGTACTTCTTGACATCTACAGAAACGAATGCTGCGTTCTGGTCTGTCTCTGATGGTGTTCCGCCTTCAGCTGCAACTGCAACTGTTGGAGCAACTGTAATCTTTGGAATCTCGAAAGTCATACCAGCATCTGGTAGTGCGCCTGAAGAGATTGAGTCAACCAATGGGCGGTCTGCGTTTGAGATGCCATTGATAACTTCAGTAAGTTGACGAGTTGGGATGAGTCCCGCGTTGTCTGTTGTGTCTGCCGCTGCTGCGACATACATCTTTGATGTGTCGTTGCCAAGTGAGGCGCGGACTGAGTGCTCGAGATAAGAAGCCTTATCAACGATTGGGTTACGAACAGTAGTTGAAATGTAAGGTGCTGTTGCAGCCTTAACTTCAACCTTTGCAGCCTCTACCGTTTCTGCGGCAGGAGCAACTTCTGGAACGGTAGTGTCTGACACTTGTTCTCCTTCTGTGGTTGATTGTGTTTCTTCCTGAGTTGTCTCAGAAACTTGTGTGTCCTCAGCCGCGACCTTAGCGACCTCGGCTCCTGGAATAGCGCCGTCTGTGACGAGGCTGACCTCGATTAAGTTAGATGCGCTGATAGCCATAACTCCGTTTGAGTTATCCCATGATTCGACATCTACGCCAACGCTAAAATCTGAGCGAAGGCCAGTTGCAGCTTCCTCGAGGGCATCGTTGCCTGCTGTTGTCTTAGCGATCTTAAATTCTGCTGTAATACCTTCTGCATCCTGCTCGAAAGAAACTAACTTTCCAAGAGGGCGAGTGGTGTCATGCTGAAGAACAAGCTTGGTGTTCTTAGACATTGTGATTGAGTCCGGCTTGAACATTGTGCGGCCTGCTGATGTGTTGCCTTCAGCGTTCCATGAAACAATGCGGCCTGCAATGATTCGAGACTCTGCATCTGCCGCTGTAATAGCGACTGGCATTGTTATCTTCATGCGTTCTCCTTGTTATCGATAAGGTCTTCTTCTTCTCTAATCTGCTCGACACTCATCGCGCCAATTCGATTAAGAATTTCATATACCTGAGCGCGTTGCAGAGCATCTGAGCGCAGGAATTCATCTAGGCTGAAACGGATTTCCCCGGTTGAAGGGCAGAAGTCCGGCATGGATAGGCGCTGTTCAATGGCTGTAAGAATTGGCTTCATAGAGAAGTCGATAAGTGAGCGGCGTTCTGAAATTGCATTGCTGTAAGTCATTGAAGTTGCTTCTGCGCTTACGAAATATGCAGGAAGGTTGCAGGCGCGAGCCAATTCCAGAGCGACATATTGACGAGCTTCATTCAGCTGTAGTTTGGCTGGATCGATGCCCAACGCCTGCAATTCAACATCAGCATTTAAGAACGCTGTTGATTTAGTAAGGCGAGCTGTTCTCCATGACTCGAGAAGCTTGGAGATTCTCTCTGCTGGAAGATTAGTACCGTTTGACTTAAGAACCTGAAGTGGGACTGGCTCTTTAGCGAAAGTTTCTGCTGCTTGCTCGAGTGCATGAGCTGCGCGAATTGTGCGGCCTGCGCGGTTGAGTAATCCTTCATCGAGTCCGTAGAACACTACAAGTGAACCGACTCCTTGATTAGGAACGACTGAACCATCGACTTGGTAGCCAACAATTTCTGTGTCATTGTTATTTAACTTTACAGTTACGCGATCTGGTGCAACGCGAGTCCATGCACGAACTCTTCCTGTGTCACCATATTGCTCGAGGACTTGGCCATACCCAACGCCATGTAGCCAGAGGTCTTCCGCCAACCAGGCGTAGATTGCTGAACCTGGAACGCGTGGGTCTGGCTGATTGATAACTGCTGGAGTGGTCATGTGTGAACCATCGACCTTGGAATACTGCTCGAGTGGAAGGCCTGCAAGTGTTGAACAGATGATTCCTCTAGCGCGAGCAATAGTTGGAACTGCCATAGCCTGTTGACGGCTTGCGACTGATTGAGTAAATACGAAAGGATTGAATGAAGCCGTGTTATTAAACGGCGCAGGAGCAGAAGCCGCATCGACTGTTAGCTCGAGTGCTGGCTTAGATGCTGTGAAGATGTCCCGGATTCCCATTGGACATATTATACGCTACTGTCTAGACATTATCCTATCTGAATGTCTACTTCAGATTCGGCGCGTGTCGCGAAATGGGTAACCATTGCCGAGGCAACTGCTCCGCAAACAATTCCAGAAGCCTTACGCCCCATAACCCAACCGCCATCTCCTCGAGTTAACTTAACGGCGCTAAGAACTTGCTTGGTCAATTCCTCTTGATCCGAATGTGCAAGGCGAAGGCTAGAAACCGCCGAGACGAATTCATCGCACGATTGTTGATATTCCTGGCCTGTAATTTCATGGATGGGAATCCCGGCTGGTGCCAATCGAGCTGCAACCGCTGAGGCTGTTGACTTGCTATAGGCAACAGCATTAACAGGGAACTTACGAACCCAGTAAGCAATATCGTTAGCCATTTCTTTATCATCAAGGTTGACTGGATTAAACCAAGTATGGAGAAGGCTAACCATAAACCTATCTCCATCGATTCTCTGGCCTGCGACTAGCGAGCCATGCTTTCTGTCTGGACTTAAATCAATAGCCATCCAAGTATCGTGCTCGACATTGAGCTGAGGCAAATCGTCAACTTTACATTTTTTCCATTCGGCCTCTGAGATGACTGGATTTATCATGGAAACAAATTGACACAATATCTCGGTGCGGAAAATGTCCTCGCGATCCGCTAAACTGTCCTTGATATTATCCTCATGGACTGTATGGCCTAAACTGGGATTGCTCTGGTACCAAGCCTCTTTATCAGTTATCTCGGCTCCGGGTTCAGCACTCCATTCGAACCAGCCAATAGAATCATCTGCCCCTTCACCAGCTGCTCGAGGTATTGCCGCGCCCGATGTGATTCACATCGATGAAT